CTGTTAGCTTCATCATTGGCTGTAATTAGGAAGCTCTATAACTTCAAGGGTTTCCCACTCTGGATTAGATGTAATATCATGTTTTTCTATTACCATTTTTCCAAACCTCATGTTAATCACTATTTTGCTAGGTTCTACATCATATTTTTCAGCCATTTTAGTTAATAAACTACGGCTAACAAGGTATAAAGAAGCATCTTCCTCTGTTCCTTGAATTTTTGTAATTGTTGTTTTTTCTGTTATCATAATTATTATTGGTTAGACGCTTTTTATACAAGCATCATTCACGCCTGTTAGCTTCATCATTAGCGATTACTCACACTTCTGTAAAATTTTACTAATACTTCCTTCCAGCCCCCCCATGTTCCATAATCCCCCTCTCTTACATCATCTTCTATTGGCGAAATACTATAGGTTTTACGTTTTAATGTAGTCAACTCTTTATCTGCTAAAGTGTTTAATTGAGCATCGCTAATATCACCTAAATCAACATTAACTGGTTTGGTGCCATTTAATAAGATACATATCTCTTGTGCTATTTCCTTACTTGTACAATGGGCAATTTCTTTTGTGCCATCTACTGTCAGTATCACAGTTCCTAGTTTTCTACCTACTCTGTATTTAGTCATTTTATCAATTATTAGTTAAAGTTGTTTAGCATTATTGATTATAAAATATTAGCCCTCGCTCCTGTGTTTAAAGCAATCTTGTGTATCAAGCTGGCAAACATTTGGTATAAAGGTTACATCTTTTTTTAATTTATTACAATAACCGTAATTAATGCTTATTTCTTTTTTATTAAATTGAAACTTCATTTTCTTAGCTTCTTTTAATAAATTATTGCATTTATCAATATCTCCTCTAGTCCTCCATGATTCCGCCTTTTTAATAATATTATTTTTAAGCGTGTTAAAATAATCTAAGCTCCATTTGTGGTGTTTAACTAAAGAGGCTTTAAATTTATCTGTGTCGCGCTCCATAAATATGCAATTGTTACAGTTGCAATCTATCTTTTGTAATTCTATTATACTTTCTTTTTCCATCGCTTTAACATTTTATAATATCACCTAACCGCCAACCACGTACTAACTGTTTAGCGGTTAGCCTCGTTCATTTAATTTCAATAAGTCTACCATCAAAATCATCTTCTAAGTAATTATCTTTTAGGTCAATTTCTGCTTCTTCAACACTATCATACTTTGTTGCTTCCCATACATTTTTATCAAAACCTGTTTCTGCTCTATATTTCCAGTAGTATTCCTTACTTTCGGTGTCTTGTATTACATATATCTTTTCCATATTCTTTGTTTTTAAAAATTAAACGGTATACAATATAAACCTAAATAACACATTAAAACGTGTTTTAGCTAGGTCATTATGCATAATTATTTCTTATCCGCCCCTTGCTGTATCATAAACAGTATTTGCTTGTTTACGCTTCGTGCGTTCTGTTTAGCCAACCGTTCTACTTTTTCAAATAGTTCGGCTGGTAATTCAATTAGTTTCTTTTTCATATATCTGATAGCTCACTATTGTTTAGTATTTTATTTATTATCATTTCAGATGAGTTTACACAGTCTTCTTCTTTTACCCAAGTCCTCATCGCCATTCCTCCACCTTTTACCTCTATTTGTAATTCAATATCTTTTCTGTCGTGTTCAAAATCTACTGCACCTTTTATTGCCTTTACTTCGCCTTCTCTTATAAATAATCCATCTAAATAATATACTGTCTGATTAAAATTGTATTCGCTTTCTATTTTTGCTTTTTTCATGGTTTTGTTTTTAATTATTAATTCTCTGTGTTAGGTCTTCTATTCTCTGTATTAGGTTCATTTTTTGTTTTGCTAACTCATCCCACTTTCTCTGTTTCTTTGCTAGCCTTCCAGTTTGCCATCCATCAGTAAGGGGGCTACACCCTCTCACCTTCTCTAATTCTTTCTCTGTATTATTTAATTTCTTCTGTAATTTCTTCAAATCTTGTTCTATATTGCTCATTTTCTAGCTCTTTTATATTATCGGTTTTTAATACTCTAATTATTTCATTTTTACCGTATATCCCTTGCACATCATTAGAGATTTCTTTGTAAGTTTTTACTTCTTTTTTTCCGTTTGTAAAGTTAAATGTTTTCATAGTTGTATGTTTTTCTGTGTTTGTATACTACAAATATACACATATACTTTATATATACAACATATATATCAGTAATAATTAAATTAAATTTAGTTTATCAATGTTTGTGGGCTATCCCCGCACAAATAAAAATGTATAATATACGCTATTGCCAAAACCAAGTACTAGGTTCAAGGTTGGCATAGCTGGGTCATTCACGACTGTTAGCTTCATCATTAACCATAATTATGTAGTTTGTTTTTTAATGCAAAGCTTACAATGGTGGCTATAAGCATCACTTATATCTTTTTTTGATTTATCAAAGCCTTACTCCTTTTGCATAACGAAATACCGTTTTTATAGTAATGTATGGTTAAATTGTTTGTTCGTATTATGCTGTCACTCCATCCTTCCATAGTTTTTAAATTAAGTGGTTAATATAATGTAAATAACACATTAAAACGTGTTTTACATAGGTCATTATAGCAAATTAAGCCAATCCTAATATTAGGTTTTCAATATCTTCTAATACTATTTTTTGCACCAAGTGAGTGTTAAAATCTAAACACCTTCTTTTCGCTACTTCTTTATCCCAATAAAATGGTAGTTTATTATCTTCTACCAACATATTGCCATTCTCTTTATTTACTATTACGTAACAATATTTTCTTTTTGCCATTATTCTATTTGTGTTTAAAAATTAATACTTGCTATAATATCTAATAAAACAATATTAAAACATTGTTTATTGGTGTCATTAGCCACAATTAACCATTTTATACATTTTCAAAATATCGTTAGGTTTTGCAGTTAGTTTTGAAAGTGATTTACTAACCTCTCCAAACAAACTCTCATTTAAAAGAGATTTTCTAAGATTAAAACACTGTTCTGTTGTGTGAGTATTCCACCATTTTATAGCTTTTGTTTGTTCGCTCATTTTCTTAGTTTTAAAAGATGGCTAACACCATCTATGAATTAATAATTTTCGTTCCTCAAATGACTAATCATAGCCATGCCATTCACGACTGTTAGCTTCATCATTAGCGGTAATTACTTTTTTATCTGTTTAGCTATATGATTAAAAGCCCAATTAATGCCGTTTTGAAAATGCCCCTTATCCCCTTGCATTGTTTTCTCCTTGTAATTATCAATTTCTTGTCTAACTGTATTAAGTGATGGAAACATACCGCTAACATTTAATAAACCAAATAAAAGGTTTCTTGCTTCTGTTTCCGTTATCTTTTCCTTATCAAGGTCTTTTGCTATTTTTAATAGTTCTCTTTTCATATTCTTTTACTTTGTTTATTATAGGCGTTGTAAAACACGAAGTAAATTAAACCCTTCGTTTAAGCACTCTTCCATAAATACTTCTAATGTTTCATCACCATCTACCATTGGAATATCTCCTTTTAAAGTTATAGTTACTGTACCATGAGTACTTGAACCATCCATAACCACTAATTTATCACCAATCAATATATCTTTTGAATCGATGTCTGTCGTGAAAAATCCTGTTTTTTTCATTTTGTTTGTTTGTTAAGTTTTATAATATAAACCTAAAAGCATATTAAAACGACCGTTTAGCCTAAGCGTTGTGTGTAATGCTATGTCATTTGGAATTAAAGAAAGATTTAAAAGAGTTAGATAAGGAACTGTTATAAATGTATGGCAATATTGTGTACTGCACATAATCATCTCCATTTCTTTGTATTGACAATAATGCTTCTTGCATATCATCAAATCCACAACCGTAATTAAATTCCGCTTCAATAAATCTATCAGGCTTTCCAACCTCTTCACTGTTTTTAATTATGTAAACTTTGTATTTCATTCTACACAAAACAAGTTCATTTTCCTTTTTAAGTCCCATAAGTTGTTATTTTTAAGTTAGTTAATATTTTGTATAATTGGTCGCCTTATCTGTAAGGTGAGCAAAACGCAACATACACTTTTCATTCTCGTGTCTTTTATGTTAAAGTTAGGTTAAATTATTTTCGCTCAATTTTGCCATCTATTATAGCTTGACTTACCTCAGCTTCCGATCGAGTAAAAGTAAAGTCAGCCTTATCTAACCTATCGCTTACCAACTCAAATTCGTAAGTCCTATCGCTCCACCAGTTCGCCCGATACTTGGAGTTGCCTATCTTTACTAGTTCTTTATGGGCTAGCCTAGGAAAAATTGCGCGGATTGGGGTCATTTATACTTTACTAGTTTATCCCACAATATTAAAACTTATTTTAGTTAATTCCTAATTTTGGCGTAGTTTAGAATCTTTCTAAATAGGCTAGAATGGGATGGGCGGGTCTTCATCTTTCTCGTTTATAGGGTTGTAAAATGATTTACCTATACATAAGAAGTTATTATTCTCCGATAATCCAACAGTTTTCCTAGGCTCAACTAGGCTAGTAAATTTAGTTAAGGTTGGAATAAACTTTAAATATTCAGAACCAACTCCACCATTTCTATTCTTAGCAAATATTAGTTCCGCGACACCTTCCGTTGAGGTGCTACCCGTTTCATCTAATGGCTCAGGAAACTCTGTCACACCATAATATTCTGGTCTATGTAAAAATATAACCATATCCGCATCCTGTTCAATAGCTCCCGATTCACGTAAATCTGACAACTGTGGTCTTTTATCTCCTCCTCTAGTTTCTACTGACCTATTAAGCTGAGATAAGGCTATTACGGGTATATCTAATTCCTTTGCTATAAGTTTAAGCCCTCTACTAATACCGCTAATCTCCTGCTCTCTATTAGTTCTGCTTGATTTGTCACCACTCATTAGCTGTAAATAATCAACGATAATATATTCTATGTTTTTCTCTCTCTTTAATTTCCTAGCTTTACTTTGAAGTTCTTGGATAGTAATGCCTGGGGTATCATCAATATATATTTCAGAATCTATTAGTTTAGCACAGTCCATCTGAGCCTGAAATAATTCTTCATGGGGCACTCCTTTTCGGCTAAAGGTGGATATGTTAATATTAGATTCTAATGCAAAAGACCTTGTAGCTATCTGCAATGCACTCATTTCTAAACTAAATACTAATCCTGCCCTACCGTAAGTTACACTAGCATTCCTAGCAAAGCAAATAGCTAGGGCAGTTTTACCCATCGCAGGACGGGCTGCTATAATAATTAAGTCTGGATTTTGCCACCCACCTGTTATTCTGTCTATATTCTCAAATCCGCTAGGAACTCCTGAAATTCCATCTTTTTCTAATAATATCTTATTTCTCTGTTCCATTTCAGACCACAAATCAGACATGGTGTTAGTTTTTCCAACAGTAAATGATTTACTAATATCGGTTAATTGTTTTTCAATATTTGATATTACAGAAAGTATATCTATATCACTAGAATATGCCGCATTGATAGATTCTGTACTCATCCGTATCACTTCTCTAGCAATATAAGCTTCCTGAATTATTCTAGCATGATATTCTACATTAGCCGAAGAAGCTACCCTGCTAGTTAGGTTTGTGATAAAATATGCTCCACCTACAATATCTAATTCACCTGTCCTTTTCAACTCCTTTGTGACAGTTAACATATCGACAGGATGGCTGTTCTTATGTAGTGTTATGGCGGCATTATATATTCTTGCGTGAGCATCCTTGTAAAATGTTGCTGGGACTATTATGGCTGACACATCATTAATACAGTGTTTTGCCTCAATTAAAACAGCACCAAGAACAGCCTCCTCTAAATCAAGCTCTTGAGGGGGTAAATAACCTTCAACAGGGCTGCCTATAGTATTTTTAACTATTCTACGTCTACTATTCATATCAGATTTTGGTGGAAGTTCACTCATGGTTCTATGCGTTTTGACATTGTTTGAACGGTTTTTTGAGGTTGACTTGAATCTTCGGTTTTATTAAAATTATTACTCTTCCATGTGCTTAACCTTCTTTTTAATCCCCAAGTCTTTTCTTTCTCCCTTCTAAATTTAAGGTCATCGTCTCCATGTTCAACCCAATAGTTGTAAAATTCAGTTATCATAACCGTCCCATATTCTTCTAAGTGTGGCTTTAATGTTTTTGCGAATTTTAATTTTCTAGCTTCTATATTATCTTTATCCTTATCTTCTTCTTTATCTTCTTCTTTATCTTGGTCTCCTCGTGAGGAGCTTATAGGGGGCTTAATTTTATACTTAATTTTATACTTATCTAATATCCTTATTACAGAATTATGTGCATTGTTCCCCTTACTTAGCTCTCCATATTGAAAATCTATAAAGTCATAAATAAACCACTTTTGCCCTTCATCAAACACCTTAATCTTACCTTCAAATGATTTAATTGCGTCCCCCATATTTAAAGTTTCCCCTATTTTAATCTCTGCTACATCAAAATCAACCTGCCATATCCCAGCGTGGTCACATTCGTCTAAAATGTACACCCAAAGGAGCTTATATTCTGATTTTAATTTTCTTAGGAAAGGTTTTTTCCATTTGTCTGTGTCTGTAAATCTTTTAGCCATCTTATAATAGGTGTTTAAATGTAATACCTTATTTCCATATTAATTATTATTAAATAAACGAAAAATCCCCCTAAGGTAGGTGAGTACCGAAGAGGGATTATCGTATAGGAGTTTCAGCTTTCGCCTCTACTCTATTCTTTAATCGCTATTCTCACCAATAGCTATTTAACTGTAAAATCTAAGAACGTTTTATTATCTTGACCACAAAAGTAATCATACTATTTCATTTTAAGACAAACCAAATCAAATTATTTTCCTAGCCTAAATCAATCTTTCCCGAACTATCCTGACTAATACCAAAATAGTCTGCGAAAGCCTTATCCCTACCATTCAGTTCCCACCAATTCATTATTTTAGCTTGCAATAACTCGTTTTGACTTCTTAAATCGCCCGTTTCCTCTTTTATTAGCGATTCAATAACCTTCCCTGTTTTAAATGCGAATGCGCTAAAACTGTTTATTTTTCTTTAGTATTTCGACAAATTCATCACGAATCAAGGCAGCCTCATCTATCCTAGCCTTCATAAGACTGATTTTTTCTTCATCGCGCTTAACTATAATTTGATGATACATTTCTTCGCCATTATGAATAATATAATTAAAGAAAAGAGCGTATTTGCTATTAGTAACCATCATTTCACATTGCATCTGCCATTGGTATTCTTTCTTAATAGACTTTTCTCCGTTAAGAACAATATCAAAGAATGTCTCCGATTTCGGACATTTAATCTCTAAAACTCCATCCTTATCAATAATCCCATCAGGACTCGCCCCAGCATTCTTTTTATAGGTATAGAAGCTACACTCTTGAATATCTATAAACTCTAAAGCCTTAATTTCCTTGATTTTCTTAAATGCGTAAGGTTCTAATTCTGTCCCACGCTTCATATCGAAGCTTTCAAAGTTATCATCTTCATTTCTACCAAAGACTATTTCTGTAGCTTTTGAGAATGCATAGGATTCCCCAGTCTTACCTAGACCTTTAATCCCCATTAATTTACTGATTTGGCTACCTGTAAACCGTCCTAATCTAGCTTTATGCCATTCTTCTGACCTTTGCTCCATATCTTTATTTTATAAATTCTAAATATTCCTTTTCAGTTTTAGCATCAATTTCATAGATTTCCTTAACTTTTTTCAGGTCAGCACCCGCTTTTTTAGCAGCATCAAAATTATCCTTCGTAAAACTAGGCTTTTTTGCCTCTTTTGGCTGAATTGGGCACACTCTTATACCTCCGACTACCTCACCCTTCATTTCAACGCTAGAGTCCACGTAAAGCTCTATTTTAAGTCCAGACCAATCCCCAATATTATAAGAATTTGCAAAGCCAGTTATTATATCTCTATTCCCAGAATTAACAACCCACTCTTTTTTAACCCCCTTAAACTTACAAAAATACGCATCAGTATCTCTTCCATTAACCTTTACGCCAGTTTCATATCTTACATCTTCGATTATAAAGATGGGGTCTTTCTTCTCTAAAATCATAGCTTCTATGTCAGCAGAGGCTAAGTGAGTTGATTTTCTATGTTTTCGGCAATCAATATTTCTTTCTATCATTTTATTATTTATTTAGTTAAATTCATCAAATGCTTCATTCTTTATGTCTTCAAGACCTCTTTTCGCCTCTTTTATTTTGTTGTGATATTCATTACTTTTCTCTGCTATAAATCTCTTAGTTGCCATTTCCTTTAATTCATCCCAAGAATGCTTAACATCAGCCCATTTGCCTAAAAGATAGTATTGAGCGCCCCACTCTCTAAAATATACGCTTTCACTTTGCGTTCCTTTACAATACTCTTTAGCCTCTTTTTCAGTTTGGAAATCTTTTGTTATATTATCTAGCCCATAAGAATACCATACGCCCTTTATTCCAACGGCAAATGGGTCGGGAGATTTGTCGTCATACCATATTTGCATTTTATTGAAATATCCTTCTTTCTTTGATAGAGCTATAAGGTCTAATATTTCAACTGGTATTGGAGTGGCACTATAATTTTCAATATCCTCCTTTCTAGGGCATAGCGTTGTGCATATATTTTGGTGTGATTTCTTTAAGTGCATAAACGGGATTGGGCTTTTACCTTTTTTTACTATTTGGGTTTGCCCCGTTAAACCCAAATCTTCAACGTGCTTATTCCACTTGTCTAACTGCTCGTTGTCGTGAATTAAGTCTACCGTCTCTTCGATTAAGAATGTTTCTACTACCGTTTCCATTGATTCGTGATTGTTTTTTGTTAGTTCTTCCATTTTGTTTAGTTTTTATTTTAATTTATAATGTGAGTATATTACTTCAAGTGAGCGCATCCTATCTGCGTTGTACGGTTCATTTTTATGCTTCCATTCATATAGCTGAAAAAGCTCGTTCTCAACCATCCTAATATAGGTCAGGGGATTTTCTCTGATAGCTGCCTTTAATATCTTATCAGCGTTCTTAAACTCGGAAATATAACATTTAGCTTGATTAAACCCGATTCGCAGCTCCTCACCAATTTTACGGGCAGTATATTTACGTATAAACATATTGTAAGCCTGTTCGCGTGTATCTCTTATCATCCATGTTTTACTTGAATTGTTCATAATATTCTTTAATTTCCTTCACTTTAATTATCGCTTTATCAATAGAGTCTAAATAATTCCTTAGCCCATCATATTTTATGAAGTGATACTCTAAATAATCCCTATCAAACTCAAGCTCTGATAGTAATTCCTCGCAGTTTTCCAAAATATCCATTTTAGCATATTCCGTGTCAGGAGGGGATAGTTTATGTTGGTCCATTTTAGTTTAGTTTAAACTAGTATTTATTAGTTTAGTTACTTGCAATATTAAAACATTTAATTGACCTGACCAAATCTTTTTGTTGTTTATAATGATTCTAAATAAGTAAAAATCATTAAATTTGCAGAATGGCTAAGAGAGACGAGGAATATAAGCTAAATAAAGCAGTGTCAGATTATTTAAAATTTCAATACCCTAAAGTAATATATCATGTAGATTATGCTGGATTAAACCTGTCCAAGTCGCAGGCAGGCAAAATGAAAGCTATTCAGGGTGGCCGTGGTTATCCTGATGTATTGATATGTGAGCCTAGTAATGGCTATCATGGGCTATTCCTAGAATTGAAAGCCACAAATATTTATAAAAAGAGTGGGGAATTATTAAAAGACAAACACCTTTATGAGCAGCGTGATATGATGGAGAAATTAAGGAATAAAGGGTATAGTGCTATGTTTAGTGTAGGGTTTGATGATACTAAAAAGAATATTGATGATTATTTAACCCCCACTAAGCAGCATTAATGCCACACTAACCAGGGTAGATAACCCAAAGAGCCTATTTAAGAAAGATTTTTTCTCTACAGTCTCGGTCAGGTCAAAGATTTCTACATCTTTCCCTTTTATTACAGACTGTTTTAGACTATCCAAAACCGTATAATTATAAACTATCTCACCGCAATTATCAAGGCTTAGTCGAAGTAATTTCGTTTCAGAGTATAACGAGTCAGCATAAACCACATTAGATTCTAGGTCGGCTAAAACGTGATTAATCGTTTTTAAATCGACCAATACTGAATCGCTCACGGTTGTCGATGTAGAATCCGAGCTTTTTTGTGAGTAGCACTGAGTTTTGATAGGTGCTATTAGTATTAATAGTATCGTGAGTCTCAACATATTTAACTTTAATTAGTGTATATTCTGATGGCTTTACTTTTAATAGGCTATCTATTCTAAGGTTGTCTATTTTTAGGCTGTCAATAGTTTTATTTGATTTCTCGTCAGTATTATCTATTGAGTGTTCATTTTTACTGCATTGGGATAAATTAAAGGCTAGTGAAACCACTATAACCATTATTAAAAAAGTTGTTAATCCACTATTGTTCCCCATCTTTTTTTGGCTTATTAGTCTCATCGCCCTTCATTTTAGAATAAGTGGTAAGCCCTAGTAAAGTGGCTATAAAGCCGTAATCTATAGCCAATACGGTAGTTAATAAACTGAAATCTTCTGTAACAAAGCAATGCTCAAGCCATTCTAGGTGAGCAAATATTACGCACAGCATAATAGATAAGGCTGAAAGTTTTCGTGCGGAATACCCATCCCCTCCATCTCCATCACGTAAAGACTTCTTTATGTTCGATATAACTTCTTTCATTTTTTATTTTAATGAAAAAGAAACCCCCATGTTTTCCTACCCAATAGGGTTATAAATGTTAATATTCCCGCCAATAGCGTCCCCCACTTTAAAAAGAAACGGGCAAATCTTGCGATAACCTCAATATCTTTCTTAAGCTCGACCCAAAAATCAACGCTCTCCATCTTTTCAAGAACACCGACCAACTCCTCGTTTCGCATAGTGGCATCTGCCTCAAAAGCCTCTAATAAATCCTTTTTTACTTTTTCATGGATATTGCCAATTTTTAGTTCAATTTTCTCAAACCTTATATCTGTTTTTTTATTATACGAAACAATTAAACTCTTTAGGTCGGTGTTCTTGCACATCTCTCTCTCTCTTCATTATAAACCCTATTCTTATTTCTTTTAACTAAATTCAATACCCTATCTCACTACTATCTGTAGTGTGGGAATATGTTACTCCTTTATCGGGGGGTACCCCTCTATATGTTTTTTGCTTCTATTAAAGCATAAAAATTATCCCATGTTGTTTTTTCACTTGCAGTTAAGTCATCATATTTAACAACAACTTGGTCAGGAGTAAATTTGTCTCCTGACTGAATAACAGCTCTTTTGTATGGAACTTCTGCTATTTGAATAATTATCTGATTTATGTTTTCTGCCATTGTTTTAGGTTTTTGTTTATAATATAATATTTCCTTGTGAATCAGGAGTATTAGTGGCTATTTGAGTAATATTTGAATCAACAGGGACTGTTGCTCCTGAAAAAGAACTTCCAATATATTTCAAGTTTCTGGAAGTTCCTGCATAGATGCAACTGGCCCCCACATTAGCTACTTTAAAAGTACAGTTAACTAGCTCTGTTGTAAATTGGTTCATAACAAAAGCGTGTCCCCCTACATCATTCCAACGAGATTCAAATGAACAATTGGTATAAGATACACCATTAACAGCACAAGCTTGAAGTATTGATATTCCTACACACCCAACAAGTTTTTCTGAGGAATAATTTCCCAGAGCAAAAGATGCAGAAGAGTATCCTACTGAATTAAAAGCAGCACCTTGTAACCCTGTTGAGCTTGCTGAAACTCCTGTACAGCCTGTAACTATTCCTAATGAAGAACTGTTATAGATTCCTTTATAAGACATAGAATAACCTGAACAATTACTTAATGTCGCTTCGTTTAAAATACCCTCGCGTAAGTTTGAACGACCTGTGCTATTTAGCACTGTTCCTCCTTGATTGTATATTGCTATACTATCAGCATCTGCTGTACAATTTACTACTGTTCCTCCTAAATTATGGATTGAAGCATGAAGGTTTCCAATAATATTATTTGGAGTTTTAGTTGAACAATTAGCCATATAGCCACCATTCCTAACAGCTTTTGCGTTATCAGTTATAATAGTGCAATTATACATTTCTCCGCCATTAGCTATCGCCATACCGTAATCAGGAGAAACTGTTACCACTCCAACTTCCGCAAAAACATTTATTAATTTTCCTGCAACACTATTAGTAAAACAACAAGGTTGGTTAAAAGCAAGATGATTACCTTTATAATATCCACCTTTTATAGTTCCTACGTTCAAAGCAGTAGTTGTAAGCGATAAAAATTGACTTCCTGTTGCATCTAATTCGCTCCCTGCGTTTGATAAATAAATGCAATAATTTAAAATATCGCTTGTAGTTACCCCTGACTTATCTACAATTAGATTGCTAATCTTAGTTTTTACAGCTACACCATTATCAATAAAAACAAAACCATTGTCTGTTGTAGTTACACTATACGTATGTCCCTTACCGTTTATATTAACACCATCTTTTAGTGTTATCGGAACTGCTGCTGCTTCTACAATATTAGCAAACAGTTCAATAGTTTCTCCGATTGACGCTGCTGCCATTGCCAATGTTAAACTGGCATAGTAGCTATATTCTCCTGACGCATTAGTAATACCGACCTTTCCAAATGAGCTACCACCCGCCCCACTATTATCTACCTTCTGCCAAATTGTTCCGTTGTATATTGCCCAATCGCCAATCTCCCAATCGGTTTCCCCGTCAAGATTGGTTGTCCCTGGAACGGAAACAACATAATAATGCCCTTGCGTCCCAACCCCAGAGGCTAAGGTGGGTGTATTCGCGCCTGCATCCCAATAGCCTTGAAATATGGTTGCCCCCGTTACGGAAGCTAAAGATGTTGCCTGTGTTCCTAATCCCATTATGTGTTATTTTAAGATTGTTACGTTTATTACTGTCCCAGTAGCATTCGCAATTATAGGGTCAATGAAGCTTTTAAAGTTGCCCTTCGTGTCGCTATTTTTGCCAAAAGCAATAGGCATTCCGCTTTCTAGCTCCACCCCATCAATTTCTCCAAATGCATAAGACGCTCCTCCGCTATCTACCAATGGAACAGCAACGCTAATTTCTCTGATGTTTAAATCATCGCTTTTAATTACGTTAGGAGTAGTTCCCCCAGCTATTACAAGAGTAAATGCATCGCTAAGTGTAGCTAAAGTGTCACTTTTAACTTTCATAACCTCTCTTACCTCATTTTGTGTTAAATCTACAAGCCAAGAACCTTTCTGCATTTCTGATTCAAAGAGTGTGCCTGTTCCTATTACAGAAGTACCGACAGTTTCTATAGTGCCAGTTTTGTTGGAAGAAGCAGGAACAGTCTCTTTTGCTGCTGTTATTTTGTAAAATTGCGTGTTTTTAGACGGATTTGCCATGATGTTATTATTTTCTACAAAAATACGACTTTTAATCCTTATTTAGAGTCATCCCCAATAAAGAAAGTTATCGGTTATGTAGGTTAGAAACTATAAATTTAAAGTTGACCGCGAAAATTTTATTATATTCTGTAGGGTTATACCTTAGCTTGGCTAGGAAGGTTCTATCCCTCATGACATCACCCTCAATTAAGGGGTTTATTACATTTGGAGTATTCTCATCTCTCCATACTGCTGCATATTGCATATTCTCTTTCTCTTGAAAGTCTGACTCAATAAGGTTTGTGGTCTGATTATTCGGGGTGGTTATCTCATAAATAGACCACGCATCGTTAGTCTCTTCTGAAATAGCCTCCAATGTTTTTTCGTTTGAAGCTTCAGCATTACATATCGTCCATATCTCTGCATTATGCTGCGTACCATAGAAGTTAGCCTGCAAAGGGTTGGTGTTGTGTTTCCATAGCTGACCATCCTTAAATGTGATAATGTCTACACCCATAGAAACCATAAAGTCAGGCTCGTAATTATAAAAACATCCAAATTGATTATGCTCTTCGTTGAACCCTAAAGTTATTCCACCAACTAAGGTTCCGCTATTATCTTCATACTGCTCAAAAGATATTAGGTATTCGTCAAACTTAATATCATAAACACCATAAATATTAACCTTTATATTATTGTTAATAATTCCTTTACTTCTGTCGGTAATCTCGTTATGCATAGAATACAAATCACTAATAGGGTTTAATCCATCAGTTGATAACCTCCAAATAGCGCCCCTTCGCACATCAATGCCATATTTAGCTGTTCCATATACAGCAAAGCTTTCAGGGTGATCCCCTATGCCAAACTCTCCGTTATAATAAACCGCCTGCTGACTAAGTATTGTTGCTGAAGCCCCAACTGTATTATTATTCTCTAAATCATCATATATTATTCTGCTAATAGGGATACGGGCTATTTTAGTCTCTTGGAACATAATTAGCGACTCCCCTTCTGCATATAACTTGTTTATGCCTCCGTAGTCCTGGTTATAGCTTTCAAAGTTAACATCGAATACTGAGCTTAATCCATTAATAAACGTCTCAGGAATAAACCTTTCAGAGTAATATACTGTTGATGGTCGAGTTATTCTTCTAAAATCATCGTCAATTCGGTTTGGTCTTCCATAGCTATAAGCGTCAGATACAAACATGTTATTTGCATTCATATTATCCATGAACATGTATTGTCTAAATGTAACACCGCCTGTAACGCGAGGCATATTCTGGTATCTCCTAAAAGAATCTCCCCCACTTAATCGCACTTGAGCAGCTTTTACTAAAGTCCCACCATTTACAGGAGATGACCCCTGCCACTGTATATCAGTAACAATTATCGTGTCAGCTCCTGACGGAGTAACTGCGGTAACTGTTGCGTAGGTGTTATATTCTGGGTGCTGAAATCCAGAATCTTGATTAACCTTAACTTTATCTCCAACCTTTATACTTGTCCCTCCTGTTCCGACAAACCCCGTAGTTCCACTAAAAGAATTATCATAAAAAGTGAAATACTCTTGAGTTTCTACATTACCAAAGTGTGCTCTATCACCGTTATCGAGCGTTATTATATCAAAGCACTCCCCCATTTCGTAGGTTAACTCAGATTCTTCACTAGCAAACTGTGTTGGGGTGTAAATTTCAAACAAAACCCCCGCACTCATTGTTCTTAAAACATTGCTAGCTCCTTCCAAACCAACAACAAGAGACCCTGTACCTGAATCATATTCTAAAATTTGGGTATCATTGAACAGGAATGTTCCCCCTATTTCAGTCCAAGAAACTCCCGAACCTTGCCCTCCTGCTATAAACCGTATTCTATCCCCTTTTACAAAATCATAAACTAGGTTAGAAAGGGGGTTTTCAGCCTTATAAACCCCCGTTATATTTTCTATGTTAACGGAAAGTCTAGTGGCTACCGATGAAGATGTAGGAACCCCCGAAGTAGTTGTATAGCTCAAATCTTGTACTGTAAACTGAATAAATTTACTCATTGCCTTATTCTTACTACTAAGTATCTGATAGTGAGTAGCCCAAGATGGAGGCTTATTGTATATTTCTGAGTGTATAATTGGGACGAAAGACATTAGCGGATTAGGTGTTGTTGCTGGAACGGTGTAGCCACTCTCAGTTAAAAATGGAATTTTAATGGTTGTCCCATACTTTCCGTCCGCAAACAACTCTGTAGAGAAACCCTTTTTAACGTTGGTAAGCCCACTCCTATTGGCGTGGTCGTAATACACTATACCTTTATCGTAGACCCCTCCATCTTTATGATATGATAATGCAGGGAAGTATGAATTATTGTTAGTCGTTAAAGGCTCGAAAGATATAGGTAATCTCATATCAACATCAACCGCATCAAAACCTTCCGTTATATTTGCGTCCGTTATCCTTGTCCCTTCAATTATAGCTTGGGATTTTGAAGTTAACGGAACATTGTCAAACAACTTGATACTGTCGTTTATCTCAATAGGTATTCCAATAACCTCGTTAGTAAATTCATAATCATAAAAAGAATTGTTGGGTATATTTAGCTCAGACTTATTAAGCTCTGCAATCTCAAAGAAATCATCACTACCCAACTCTTTAGCTGCAATCTTTATCTTTGTTACAATACTATTCCCTGTTTCAACTGTTATATTTATTCTATTATCTTGACTTATAATACTCTCCCCTGTTGTCGCATCCTTAACCGTATCTGGCATGATATGGGGGCTGATAGCTGACCATGCACTCTCCTCAAAGTCATCGTAAACAAATCTGGCTTTAAATTGTAAATTCTTTTGGAATAACAGGTTGTTATCATTAACTGTTATAGAATTTTCTCTAACCTCAAATCCTCCTCCGTGAAATATTGTGGCTGCCCCATTAAAAACCCTTTGAACGACAAACACCCTATCCCCCTGGTTGAGGGACGATGCAGCCTTAACGCCCATTGTTATGTTAGACTGAACTCCAGTCCCAGCAGTAACACCAACCCCTATTGCTGTAGACAGTATAGTTGTTACTGTTGAACCTAACCGTATGACAGCTATATCCAATTGCCTCCCACTACCACCACCAATAGGGGGTATGTAAACTTCCAATATTGATGAAGCGTCTATAGAGTAGCTACCCGAAACCCCAACCGTCCAAATACCTGTAGCTGAATTAAACTCTCCGTTAGGATTAAGGAAAGGGTTGCTGTATGGGACTACCTCTCCTGTCGATGTTGTTGGAGATAAAGATATACTACTACTACTGTCGTTAGCTTTTATTATAGAATTTTGGTCATTTAGACCACCCCAAGTATACGTTGGATTGCATCGTGGTGGCTGCTTTATTCTGAATAATATCTCTGGGTCGAAAGGAAAGTTGTAACCTGCAGTATAATTGCCAAGCATGTGAAGCCCACCCTTTTCTATGTTAATCTTTTTTGGTTCGTTATAGTCATTGCTATCATTAGGATTAACAAACCCGTCCGTCCAATATAGTAAATGACTGTTCTCTTCTAGCTTTACTACATCAATCCCTGTAATTAAAAAGTCTCTACTGAAGTTTAAAGCTGAACTAGTCATTATAAATGACATTAATTCGCTAGTTTGGTCATATTGTATTATGGAGTGGTTTTCTGCTGCATTCCATACAAAATAGTAGTTTTTTTTCTGTAATAAGTATTCTTTGGCTCCTATAACCTTATTTGCGCCAGCAGGTAGGTTTATATAAACGGCTGCGTTGCCTTTCATCGTCTCTATTGCCCCCATGTTGCCGTTTTCGGAAGTAAGGACTCGTAGATTAAACCTAGAACGGTCTACTCCATCAGGCAACAATTCATCTGCTAAGTCACTGCTAATTCCTTTTGTGAATATCTTTTTCTGCAACATTTTAGAATATTTTACAAAGATACGGATAATTACACTATTTAGAATGAATCTAAATTATGATATTGTTTGGTTAGGTCAAATAAATAAATTAATATTGTAATGTGTAAGATTAGAAAATCTGACTTTGGAATACGTAGGTAGTATTAATGACTAACGTTTTGGCTATTAATAGTACGGATTAAAAAGTAAATAATTAATAATTAATAATTAAATATAAAGTAAGATGAAAAACAGAAATTTAAAAGTAAGCACAATGGTAGTATTATTTACAGCCCTTGTTATGGGCAGTTGTACTGATGCTACAAAAGCAAAATTTGGAGGACTTGGAGACGAGTTTAAGATTGAAATACTTAATTGTGATGGAACAGTAGCTAGAGAGTGGATAAGTACAGGTAAAGTACAAAGTGAAGCAACTAGTGATGGCTATTACTTTATGGATAAAGCCACAGGTAAATTGATTGAAGTTACTGGTACATTGGTAATAACCAAGCAATAGCTATTTGATGGGTGATAGATGAAAAACTCTATTGCCCATAATGATAATGTTAAACAACGGAATTTTTAACGACTTAACTGATAAAGAAAATGGATAATACAAAAGAACAACTGAAACAAATAGGGCAAATACTATTTAATGAAAATAGCTGGAGCCAACAGGAGATAGACGAACTAGAATTGAAGCTAGACGATATATTAGGTGCAGTAAAGCAAGTTAATGTTGATTTAGATAATATTGGGCAACAACGCGAACTGTTAAAGGCCCTGTACAAAAAGCACGATGAAGAAACAGGTTATATAAGTATGAGTTTAGAAACAGCAGAGGGTTACTTAAAAAGCCTTTTATAGTTGCTAATAATGAAGCTAACAGGCGTGAATGACGGCTAAGTATAAAAATTGAATCGATATGGAAGATAGTATTTTTGGAATAATAGAACAGCTTACAAAACACGACATAAGCAAGGCAGAGGCAGTAAATAAGCTTTTGTTTTTATACAATGTTGTAGAGAGTAAGCCAAGCATAAAGGATGCATTAAACGCAAGTGTAAGTGCTATTTACTTTGCAGACGGAAGCGACTATTTAAGTGAAATCCAAGACCTAAAATGGGTATTGTGCAGGAATGAGGCTACGAAGATAGCACAACAACAAGTTAAAAATACTGTTGATTTAGGTGGTGTTAGCGTAAGCGACTACTTCATTATAGAATACTCCGACTGGGACGAGACAAATAATAGTTGTGTTGTATACGCAAAAAGTAAAGATTTAGCACTAGCCGACTTTAAAAAGAACTACGGACTTGAGGTTCTTAATATTATGCAAGCCTATTTACGCTAATGATGGTTTGGCTATGTGTAGTGCCTACCTTGATAAATTACTGCACTAACTTGAAAGACTAAAACAATGAAAAATACAGAAGATAAATTAACAGAAAAAGAGGCATTACATATAGGTGGTGTTATAAGCCGTTTATTATTTAAAGCCGAGAAAGTTTATGGGGATAAGTACGATAGATTTTCTATACAAATTGAAGCAGGTGAAGCTCACTTAATTGGACACGAAGAAATACCTTATGAAGCTGATTGGGAACACAAACTTTCCAATGTAAGCGAATTACTTAATGGCTTATAATGTTAAATGTATGATTAGTTGCGAACTTAAAAAAACACAAATGATTGAAAAAACAGAATACTTAAAAGCTAAAAAAATAGTTGCTGAATATGAAAAGCAATTAAATATACATAATGTTATTGCGAGTGATTTCTTAACTAAGCGTAAAATATCACTTACAAATTCATTGAGGGCTATGTTTAGACAAAACCCTAACATGTGGGAAAGAGGATATTATTTTAAATATGAAAAGGCAATGCAATACGGTTATGATTTAGCAGTAAGAAGGTTAAAAAATAATTCGCTATAA